AAAAAGAGGTACTAAACCAGAAAAATTTGGTGGTAAAACAACATCAAATATGGTTTCTCTTACTGATAAAGATAAGACCAGAATAAATAAGGAAATAGAAAACCTATCACCACTAAAAAAGGGAAAATAATATAATGAAAGCATATCTTGATGTATTACAGAAAATTCTTGACGAAGGTGTCGAAAAAGAAAGTGGCAGAGCAAACATGCCAAATACAATAGGAATTTCGAAAGCCGATATCAGTATGGATTTGTCTGAAGGGTTTCCATTACTTACCACAAAGCACATGTTTTGGAAAGGAATCGTGCATGAACTCCTATGGTTTCTCAGGGGCGAAACCAATATTAAATACCTTGTAAATAATAATGTGAATATTTGGAATGGTGATGCCTATCGTTGGTATCTCAAATATGCTAATGCATTGGAAGAACCCGATTATGAATATCATGTAGATGATCCTAATGAAAACAAAACCAGAGTTTTCACAATGGAAGAGTTTATTGAAAACATTAAAGCTAGTAGACTCGGTTCACATAAAGAGTATAGACTTGGTGACTTGGGTAAAGTCTATGGTCACCAATGGCGTAATCAAAATGGCATTGACCAACTTCAGGAAATCATGGATGGTCTGAAGAAGAATCCATATAGTCGTTATCATATTCTTGACGGCTGGAATAAAGCCGATTTCAAAGACATGGCACTTCCTCCTTGTCACCTACTCTATCAGTTTATCGTAAGACCATTGAGTTTTAAAGAAAAGATTCAATGGGTTATGAGAAATACTGATGTTGAAATGGAAAATCTTGCAATTACTGAAACAGCATATGGTGATGATGTCCCCAAATTCTATCTCGACCTGAACATGTACCAACGCAGTGTTGACACACCTCTCGGTTGTCCCTTTAATATCGCCAGTATGTCCTTATTATTAACCATTATTGCAGAAGCGTCAAATATGATTGCAGGTGTAGCTAACTGGATAGGTGGTGATACTCATATATATGTGAATCAAATTCAAGACGTAAAAGAACAGTTAAAAAGAGAATCACGTCCATTACCTAAATTATTAATCAATAGGCGAATTAATTCTCTCGATGATATTATCAATCTAACTGTTAATGATTTTGTTCTGAAAGACTATAATCCACACCCCAAAATAGAATTCACATTATCTGTTGGGTTAAAGAAAACGTAGGACTATCTTACAACTTTTCATTATACGAGTATTTATGATAAACAAATATAATGATAGGAATATATAGAATTAGAAATTTAATAAATGATAAGTGTTATTATGGTTCAGCAAAAAAAATTAAGAGAAGATGGACTCGACATAAATCACAGTTGAAATACGACAGACATGAAAACATAATTCTACAAAGGGCGTGGAATAAATATGGTGAAGAAAATTTTGTATTTGAAATTATTGAAGAATGTGATGAGAAGAACATATTAGTTGTCGAACAAAAATATTTGGATTTAAAACCCAAATATAATATTGGTGAACAAGCATCTGGTGGTGATAATATGAAAAATCACCCCAATAGAGATAATATCATAAAGAAAAGGAAAACAAAAATTAGGGGGATGATTAATGAAATGTCCGATGCCGAAAAAAAGAAGATTTGGTCAAGACCCAATGAAATGAACGGTAGGTGGAAGGGTGATAAAAAGGTTAAATATTGTAAATGTGGTAAAGAAATCAATCCCATAAGTACCACTTGTTCGAGATGTAGAGATAGAACGGGAAAAAATAATTCCTTTTATGGAAAAAATCATACAACTGAAACAATTAAACATTTGTCCGAATCTCGCATTGGTAAATATTCTGGAAACCAAAATATTCAATTTGAAATCGATGGAGTTGAATATTTTTCACTTGGAGACGCATCTGGGAAATTAAATATTCCGATAGCAACAATAAGATGGAGACTTAAATCAAAAAATCTGAAGTTTTTGAATTATAAATATATTTAATTGAATGTTAATATTGTACATATTAATATTACTATTGGTAATGGTTATTCTATTGCTTGCAATGGTATTATATCTCTTTGCAAAAAAATCAACGTATCTATCCAATAAAGAAAAAGAATTTATTGTTTTTGTCATGGATATCTTCACGGAATACGGTGATGATTTGGGTATCCAAACCAAGGAACAACATGAAAAACTCGTAGAAGAACTCGAAAAAATAAAAACCAAACACTTGAAATGATTTTATGTTTTATTTGGTTTAATAATCTCCTTCATCACCGAAGGGTGTATACCCTTCACCACCACGGTCATATTCTGATGGGTCACGCATTTGTTGACCACTTAAATTGTACCAAGTATTGGTTTTAGGGTCAAACAATTCCTGTGATTGACTCGGAGAATAATATTCTTTATCCAGAGGATTCCCATCCATACTGTACAGGCTTTCGGTTCTTACACGACCAACATGTTCTCTGTCGATATTTTTTTCTTGTGCAAATTTCTGGAATTCTGGTGTGGCAACAACATCATCAATCGCATCAAAATACGCACTTCTTTCCTCATCTATTGGGTCTAATTCACCAAGAAAATCACCGTCTTTATCATATATAAGATATACTCTCATACGTTTGAAATTTTCACGGTCTTCATTTAATTTTGGTTTGAAATCCATATTAACTTTTCCCATAACCTCAAATAATCTTTGTTTGTTTTTCATATTATTAAATTTATCATAAATACTTATTAAAACCCCTTGGTTTCGCTTAAGAATGGAACAACGTCTTCCTTCACAGGAACACCCACGATTTTTTTCCAGTATGGCTTAAAACCACCTATGGTTTTCTTGGTTTCATCAGCAACATTATTTGCACTCTCAACTTCGTAATATCTATTCTTTTCACCACTCATGTTGTATTCGATAATATCACCTCTATCAATTTCAATCTGTTTTTCCTGCAATTCCTTGAAATAAACACCGAAACTAATATTTCCACTATCATCACGTGCAATACCACCCTGATTACCACCATAAAAATTTTGTTTACCGTCTTCAATAGTTACCATAACACTTAATTCAACTGGTGACATAAACTTCTTGTCCTTGGTCTTTGATTGACCATATAATTCATGTGATTTTGTTTCAAGTAAGTTGATTTTATGAATAATAACGGTCTGTGCGTTGTCGGTTTGCAGAAAATTTCTACCATACATTACATCCAAATCAAATGAGTTGTCTGTCATGAACATTCCCATTCTATTGTCTTCAATATTGGTTATTTGTTTTTTCTTCATCTTAAATCGGAATTATTGGATGCATTGGTGGTTGATATCCACGTTCTTTATTAACGGCTTCTGCAATTTCTGCACGTTCCTTAGTTAATTCAACCTGACTCATTTTAGTTAATTGGTCAAGTATCAGTTTTTCGGTTTCTTCTTTTAATTTAATACCTTCATCAAGTAAGTGGCGATAATCCATTGTTAATTGTTTCTCGGTCACACCAAGTTCACCAGTGTAAAATCCACGGATTCCACCAATTACAATTTTTACCTTGGCAATGAGAAAATTTCTGATTTGCTGATGTGCCACACTATTCATCCTACTCCACTCCAATATACTTGTTGGTGGGTCTGAAGGTAATTTAACAATATCACTATTTTCTTCCAAACATTTGTCCCTGTCTTCACTTTGAGTGTCGTAATACCAATACCACACTTTTCTACCATTATAATGTTTACCCCAACTACTGGCAATTTCATGACGATCATTCGGAACGGGATATAGGTGCAACATTTTTTCTCCACTCGCTAGACCAGTAATGCGGTACGTTAGTATTGATTGCAACACCCTTTGTTTCATTCTTCGGTCTTGTGCCGACAACAAGGTCGAGTACGTTGGTTGAACATATAATGCTGGACGACCAAGATATGACATCCCCATCATACCAGCACTCCAAGCATTCAATGCAAATGGGTCAACGAGACCACCATCGATTTGAGGCGGGGTTTCCCATAATACCTCATTCACTTCCCTGCCAGCAGGTATAATATAGTGTTGTGTGTGTGCAGAACAAATAATATAGTCTCTTTTGAGTTCCCAGCCAGTTGCTGCTGGAGCATTTGTACCCAAACCAACCTGACGACTATACGCATAGGTGAAACTTTCCATATATGAATTCGGTTTGGTTGTAAATGCTGCAAGGAAATCGCCTGTTTCCTTATTCATACCCTCTAATCCAATCCATTGTTGATGTATTAACCATTGATTAAGCAATGCCGAATAATCCTCGACAACCATTTCTAAATAAGAGTCCATCATATCGTTTTCAATTTCAAATGGTCTCAATGGATACCCTAATTCATGTTTAATTTTAAGGTATAATTTGTTTTTTTCTGCTACCGTTATTAATGCCATTATTGCAATGTTTTCTAATAAATACTTAGAAGTTTTTTTAAAAAATCGTTCTATTCTCAAAAATAGTTATATATTTGTAGTTAACGACATAAATAACGAAATATGTATAACATCGAATACAAAATCGAGTTAAACGAACAAGGTAGACCCTGTATTGGTTTACCTGAAGACTACGAACAGCGTCCAGAAGACCGTTTCTTCGCACTGGAAATCACAAGATACGTGCTTCAAGACCTATTAAATCGTAGAACAGCAGACCTTAATGAAGAGACGGTTAAGAAAATGGACGAAGCCGAAAGACTGCTCGGTCAACTCGGTGATGAAGTGGCAAAAATTCTTTATGATGGTATGAGAGTGCAGGGTGAATTGAGGATGATGTTGGATTGTGCATATCATATCGAGGTTGATAGTATCGAAGAACGTGATGCTATTCCTGACAAAGACATTATTAACGAAGGCAATATATATGATAGGGTTGAGGGTTTGAGAGTA